GAGCCAGCGTCGCGGAACCGGAGGGCCGCCCACGCCTGCCCCAGCGTCAGGGAGAGTTCCCGCTGGAGGTACTCGGCCACCTGGGCCTGCGTCTGATCCCACGCGGTCTGCACTGGAGGGCGACCGGACTCACCGCCGGCCGGCATGGCCGGGATCACGATGGGCTGTTTTGACTTTCGGAAAAACGCCCGAGGGTACGCCGGGTCGGTCTGCACTCGACCCTCGCCGCTCGTGTCCTTGAGCATCTTGAACGGGCCGAGCCGGTTGAAGCTGCTCGCGATGTAGGCGTTCTGCCCGCTCACCCAATGCACCACGCCCTTGCCTCGAACCGTCTCCTGCCGACCGTTTCGCACGCGGACGAACGGCGCAGTCGGCGACTTCCGTTGATACGGTTCGTTTGAGAACTTGGAGATGCGGCGTTGTTTCGTTCCGAATTCGAGCCACCACTGATGGAACGCCCGGTCTGGGCCAGCCAACACCGTGCCGCCAGCCGCACTGCTTCCGCCGGCCGCCCCGGCGCGGTTGTAGCCGATGAGCCCGACCGCCACGCCGGTTTGCTTGTACTTCACGATCTTGTAGTTGACCGCCCGCTTGAGGTTCCCGGTGGGGCCGACAGGCGTCACCTCACGCAGCCGCAGATACGCAGGCCAGATTGCCTTCTCAATCGCCTCGCCCAGCACCTCAGCGGCTTCGGCCTTTGGGAAGAACGCCTGAATGTTGTCGCGGAGCGACCGCAGTTCGTCCGTGTTGATGTTCAACTGGATGCCAGCGACAGCCATAGCTACACCGTCTCCTGGCAGAGCAGCTCGTGCTCGCTGCGATTCTCCCGCTCGAGGATCGAGATGATCTCGAACGTGCGGCCACGCCACGAAATCCGCATCTGCTGCGTCAGCCCCACGAGATACCGCATCCGCACGCGGTGCGAGATTTCGGTTTGCTGCTGACCAGCGAGCAGGAACTCCCGAGCCGTCACGCCCTGGACGCTGGCCCACACCTCCGCGAACGTTGTGTCGTAGACGGGCACCATCTCGCCCATCGCGTTCTTATTCTCGCGGTAGGCCAGCACGGTAATCCGCTCGCGGAGGTCGCCCGCCTTCATCAGACGATGCTCCCCTCGCCCACGATGACGATCTTGTAGGTAGCCCCAGCGGTCGAGGCGATGAACAGCGAGCTAGCCGTCGTGCCCGCCGCAGTCGGATTCGTGGCGAGCAGCACGCCCCCCGGCGACACGCTGCCCGTGTAGGCTCCTGTCACTGTGAGCGTGTGAGTCGCACCAGTGTTCTCGATGTAGAGCACCTTGGCAGCGGTGAAGGCAATCGTGACCGCCGCCCCGTCGCGGGTGTCGGCGAGCGAAGAGAGTTGCAGCGTGTCGGTGCCGCCGCTCGTCCGCGAGTCGCTGTAGATCACCTGGGCCTGGTTCGCACCGGTGCCGTCGCCCAGGGCGAGGAAGTAGTCCGCCTTCGTCACGCGGGTGTTCGTGGCGATGTCGGCAGTGTCGGTTTCGATGCCGACGATGCGACAGAGAATTTCGGCTGACAGGCTCATGTGTATGACCCCCACGACACGGTATCGAGCAGCCGCATTGCCGCGACCGGCATCGCCCCGTCGCCACGCTTCTCGTAGAGTTCGTGAACGCACATCAGAATCGCCGACTTGACCCGCTGCGGCACGCTGGCCGAGTCGCCGTAGCCCGCCCACCACGAGACGGTCACTGAGTTCTGGTCGATCAGATGGCTCGGCCACGAGCCGGCGTAGAGCGTGCGGATCGCCCCCGGCGTCGAGTCGCGGTCAACCCGGTACTCCGATGCCGAGAGCGTCGCCGTGCCGCCGGCCTCGCCCGTCACGTAGGTGATCGTGACAGCCGTAGCTGTGCCCGATGCGATCATCGGCGGGCGGGGCAGTTCGATCTCAGCAGGAAACGCATCAAGCTTCATCACAAGCTGCTGAGTCACGAGAGCCCGGTCGATGTAGTCCTCGACCCACTCGCGAGCGGTCGTGATGTAGCCCTGGATCAGAGCATTGTCGGCGTCGGTATCGACGCGGCAGTGAGCCTTCGCCTCGCTCAGCGTCACCGGCTCGATTGCCGGGGCTGACGTTCGTCGGAGGCTGCGGTAGCGTTTCACTTGCGGCGTCTCCTAGGCGTGAGGTCAGCGGACTCGGCCACCGGCTCCACACTCGCTGTCTCGATCAGAGTTTGCTGCGAGTCCCGCACCTCGGTCGCGTACTCCCAGGCGATGAGGCTCTGGGCCTGCCGTTCGGGGAGGTCGATCACCTCACCGGCCTTGTAGCTGCCGTGTGCCCGCGTCAAACGTATTTTCATTCTTCGCCTACCTTCCATGCAGACTTCGGCGGCTTCCGCGTCTCCTGCCACTCGGTTGCGTACTGAAACACGGGCTGACCAAGTTCCTGGCTGGGCCATGTCACCACGTACTCGCCGTGCCCTATGCACACGCGGGGCGTGATGTAGAGGCGATTGCCGCACGACTTGAAGCCCTTCCAGAATGAGATGTCAGAATCAATTCTGCCCGAACCCCAACTGCCTTGCGGATCGGGCTGCTCGTGGAACCACGGCTTCGCCATCCGCCGCAGCGCCGCGGTCGAGATGATCGTGCAGCCGAAATGCGCGGTATCCACCTGTTGCACCGGGGCACCGAACCACTCGCGGGGCACCTGGGTCACGCCGTCCTTCGGCGGATTGTCCAGCGTGTCGAGCAGCGTGAGCATCGGCCTGCCGTCCTCTCTCTTCGTCTGGAGCGGAGCCAAGGCATCGCACTGGAACGTCATCGCCAACGCGAAGAGATGCTCGATGTTCTCTTTCGACACGAAAGAGTCCATGTCGAGCGTGATGATGTACTCGGTGGTCGGCTCGAATTTTTCAAGCATCCGAGTGAGAACCTGCGACCAGAACGCACCTTGCCCGAGCGTCGGGCGAATGTGCAGCGGCATCATCGCTTCGATGAACCCGAACACGTTGATGAGCGGCCCGAAGCGCGGCCCGCTCAGGATCGCCTCGCACCGCACCTCAACTGACGAGCCGCCGACTTGCACAAGCATGGATTTCTGCTTTCCTGAAATGAGAAACGGCGGGGAGGCTCACGCCTTCCCCGCCGCTCACTGTGCCTGTAGTGTCAAGCGACTCAGCCGACAGCATGGGTGTTCACGCCCTTGGTAGTGGCGTCCATCGGGCCAGCCTCACCCTTGCCCAGACGGCAAGTCGTGATGACGCCGCACGTCGAAGCCGGGGTCGCGTACACCGTGAGGTATCGACGCTTGCCACGGAGGTCGATGTCGAACCGATGGGCATAGCCGACGCCAGCGGTGGCCGTCGATCCAGAAGCGGCCGTGAAGTCTGTGCCTCCGACGAAGCCGCTGATGTTGGCCTGGCCCGAACCGCTCGTGTCGCTCTGAGCAACCCGCAGCACGTTCGCGGCGGTCGTGGGACCGCTCGCGGAGGTGAACGGGCTGAACAGCACGTCGATCGAGGCATACTCGAAGCCGAGCGTGTCGATCTCAAGGGAATGAGTCGCGGTCAGGGCCACCGAGGTCTCGGCCTTGCTGACGCTCTTCGTTGCAGCTACATGGTTCATGGATCAGAAACTCCTAGGAAGGGTCAGGTGAATCAGCCGAACTTGAGAGCCACAACCGGGCCAGCCTTGGTCGTGCTTCCGATGTCGTTCACGACCATCGCATTCCGCGTGGTGGCGAAGGTTAATGTTTGATCAAATTCCACGTACCGCTCGCTGGCAGTGCGGATGTTGATAGCCCGACGCTCGCCGAAGATCGCGGCCTGCGACAGGTCGCCGAACAGGGCGGCCACCGTGCCGGTCGTGCCGGTGAGGGCCGAGGTCATCGGCTGCACCAGCGTGACCGGGTAGCCGAGGAACGTCTCGCCGAAGCCCGACGCGACGTTGTCGCTGGAGTTGCCGCCGGCACCAGCCGAGCCACCGGGAAGCATGGCGAGCCGCAGCATCGCCGAACCCCAGCCGGCCGGCGAGATGTACCACCGGCAGTTCCGGTTGCGGGCGTAGAGCGGCAGCTTCGCCAGCAAGTCGGTGAAGTTCTTCATCGTCAGGTCGCCGAACGTCGTGTTGCCAGTGGCAGTCACGACCGACGCCGAGTAGGCCGACTGAAGAACCTTCGTGCAGACGCCCGTCACGCCGTGATAAGCGAGCGTGCCGTCACCGATGAAGCCAGCGTTGTCAAAGGCTTCGCTGAACGCCTGGGCCGTCTCAACCGCCATCGCATCGGCGAGGTCGATCACCGAGTCTTCGAGCAGCGAGTTGCTGGTGCGGTTCGCCACGCCCCAAATCTTCGCCGTCAGTTCGACGTTGTCGAAGGTCACGTCCGAAGCCGTCACCTCGACGTTCTCGCCAACCGGGCGAGCCGTGAGGCCACCGGTGCGACGAGCATAGACGAGCGTGTCGGAGTTCATGTTGACCCGCTTCGCCTGCTGCGGGAACACGCCGAACTCTTCGACCAGGCGGATGATTTCGCTGGACAGTTCCGGCGAAGTCAGCACACCGCCGAGCGAGTTGACGCCGCCGGCCTGGACGCGGCTTTCGACGTTGTGATCCTTGCACCACCGACGAGCCTCGGCATCGCCGAACACGAAGCCCTTGATGTGCATCCCGGCACGATACGCGGCTTCCGAAGAGCGGAACGCCTTCAGGGGGCCGTGCGACTTCGGCACGGCGTACTCGCGGGTTTCCACGGTAGGCTCCTTCGCCTCGGGGGTCTCGATCGCCTTGGCCGGTGCGGAACGCTCCAGCACGGCACGCAGTTCCAACTCCTTGGCCTGCACGCGCTGCAGGAACTCGATCTGCTCGCGGAGCTTGTCGGCACGGGCCTCAAGCGACCGGAGCGATGCTTCCTGCGCCGCGTCCATCGCGGGGGCGTCGCCTTCCGCCGGTGCCTGCGAGGTCGCTTCCATCTCGGCAACAACCGAGGCCAGTTCGTCGAGCAGTGCCTTGATCTTGTCCACGGCGGAATCTCCTAGTGCGATTCGTGGCAACGCGGTCGCATCGCCTACGGTCGAAACTAGGGTTCGCGGGGGGCACCCTTGCAGCACACAGTGCAGCAGGCAGTAAAGAAGTCAGCCCGCCTTGACGCGGCGAATCTCAGCCGCCGGCAGGATGTGCTTGTCGGTGTTGCCGCACCGGCATCGCAGATAGCGGGTCTGGTAGTCGCCTGACCGCTGGCTCGATGCCACAACGAACTTGCCATCACGACAGCGTGGGCAGGGATCGCCCGATCTAGCGGCCATGCTTTTTGAGGTACTCGCGGAGTTCGGTGGCCTTCGATGCGAAGGCGGTGCCGCGTTCGCGGTTCGCAAATCGCGAACGGAGGAACGAGTCAAACGACCGCTGGGCCACGGTCACATCAGCATCGGGGTACGCGGGAAACGTGACCGGCCCAACGTCCAGCAGCGAGTCGATGCGGGTGATCGTCCGCACGCTGCGGCCGTCCTCGATTGCCCAGGAGTCACCGCCGCTCGGCACGGTGAAGCTGAATGACGAGCCCTTGACGATGCCCGCACGGATGTTGCTGGCGATGTCCCGCCCGTAGGTCGTGTCGGGCACCGGGAACTCGTACCGCAGCCCTACCTCGTCCACGCTCATCGACAGCGTGCCGGGATAGCGGGCAAGCGGATAGTTCGCGTCGTGGTTCCAGAGGGCGCGAGTCTCCAGCGACTTCTTGCGGCCTCGCCGCTCGGAGACGATGCCGAAGGCGTCAGGGTGAATCCGCTCGATGAAGTCGCCCAGGTCGAGCGAGTTGACGCCAAACTTAGCGGCATAGCCGACGATGTATTCCCGCTCGCTGCCGTCCTCGGCGCTGCGGCTCTCGACTGCCAGGAGCGGCACCGCCGACTCCACTTCGTCAATCGCCAGCGACCGTCGTTCAATGTTCATCGTCGTGCTCCTTGCGTTTTCGTCCGCTGCGTTCATTTGCTTCACCAGCTTTTTGCTCCATGAATATCCCGAGTCGCCACCCCAGAGAGCCCATGCAATCCGACCGTTGGACGGAAAGCCGCTCTGCCCTGGGCTCCACCCCTCGCCCTGCTTGTCGATCTCGTGCCGGTCGAAGTACGCCTTCATCCTGCGTGCCGTCTCTGGACTGATCGTCGTGCCGTTGCTCAGGTCGCGTCCGCGAGCCACGCCGACTTCCGTGCCGCCTCGGCCGAACTCTCTTCGCCAATCGAGCCCTTTCTGTGCTTCCGACCGCACGCCCGCCGGGGGCGTGAAGTCGATGTGGTCGTACCTAGCTGCCACGGCGTCGCCCCTTACGCTTGGGCTTGCCGTATGAGTTCTCTTCCGCTGGCGGCGGCTCTGGCAGCGGGTCGATCTTCGTGAGCGTTGCCACCTTGTGACCGACTTGCGTCTCGGTCGCACGCCACCCGCCGCTGACCCCTTCGTAGACCGTGATGAGGGCAGCCGGATCTTTCTCGCTCGCGTCGAGCTTGAAGTCGGTGCCCGGGACATCAAGCGTGCCGTAGTCCATCACATGATCGACTCGCCCGCGGGCACGCCCGCCAGACGAGCCCCACGAAACGAAGTCGCCTTCCGACACGGTGCCCGGCTGGGCACGCTGCTCGCCCCGGATGAACTGAGGCGAATCGTCCACCCACACGTC